CATTCAAAAGTTCTTTGTTTGCATCGACCATGTTTTTTAATAGTGTTGCATAAACTTCAAATGCACGTGGATGTTGTCCCGCACTGGCAATCTGACGCAATTCATCCATTGCATCTTTACCGTTATCAATCAAATCTTGTAGGTTTGATTTGGTTTGTTCATATGAATCCACCAAATCTTGTTTGAGATCCAATTTATCTGTAGGATTATATTCTACTGGAACCAAAGGTTTTGGAGCTTCAACGGGCTCAACTGGTGTTACATCAAAGATTTTTTCCATATTTTTATCAAAGGTACTCATATCAGTATTCGGTTATAGTAGTATTTGCCACCCAATTGTTAGAAGAATTTGCAGTTAGTGGATCCGGTTCAATACTAATTTCAACATTCTTGAATGGAACTTTATTGAATGATGTGAATCTGTAACCGTTTTGGTTGTTTAAACTATATATTGGTTGTGATGAAATGAAATTTCCATTTATTGAGGTGAGGTGTAATTTTCCTGAAGGATTCCACAACACAACTTTAGCCACGGCCGTTGCAGTTGTGTATGAATAACCTTGATATACGGTTTCACCTATTTGGTAGTTACCAACACCTGTATCCGTATCAATTACAAATTCAACAACATCATTATCAGTAATCATTGTATTGATGTTTGTGATTGAATTTTTGATGATCTCTGTTGTAGATGATTTACCAAAGATGAAACCTTTAACCGTGAATCTGAGTGTCCAAATAACCATTCTGGTGTCTTGATTTCTGTCACCTTCATAAATTATTTCATGTTCTGCATCCCTGAAAATAACAGGAACTTCTTTTACGATTCCCATTTCAGGAATCAAATTCAATTTCATTGTGTAATCTGGAGTAAAGAATGGTAATACATGTTCCAATACCTGTGTTGCATCTTCAATGTTTCGTACATACAGATACAAACTGAAATCAAAATCATATGGTACTGGATTGTATTGACCAACTACACCTGATGATGTTTGTGCAAAATTCTTAACGTTTGTGTTTTGTTTTCTGGAAGAATCATAATTCATACCAGTCATTTCAAACGAGAAACGTGGTAATGCAACTTGAACTTTTTTGTCCAAATCCAAATCATCTTCCAAACGCATCACATAACGTTCTTTTGTTGCATATGCAATGGGAATTAAAACACGTTCGGCCTCAGACAGGTCTGGATTGTACCTAACCAATTTAATGTCATTGAATAGGTTGCCAAAACCGACAACCAATTTACGAATAACACGATTATATTGTATTGCTGCCATTAGATGCTTCCAAACGGATTGATTTCTGTAGTAACAATGATATTGTTTGCCTGGTCTTCAATGTACATATTGTCGTATGTTTCGTTTCTTGTACTGTCTTTCAATCCGTTGTATGTTGACAAAGTGAAACGTGCATTACTTGATGCACCGACAATAACTTGGCCATCAATGAACTCACCAGCAATGTTCGTAACACTCAATGTATTGGCTGGTAAATCCCAACCTTGTACAATTGCCACAACAGTTGCGTTTGCGTGTGTGTAATCTGGTGCCTGATAAACAATTTCTTTCTGTATGTAATTGTTTGCATTTTGGCCAGATGTAACATTCAATTCAATTGTGTAAGCGGATTGTGTTACCACATCATCAATCACATCGACACCTGTTTCTATAATTTCTTGTGAATACTTGAACTTCTCTAGTTGCAATTCATAGAAATATGGTACTTTACGTCCTAATGTGAAGAAATCTTTGGTGTGATCTGTGAATTTAATTTCAAACAATTCACCTGTTCCATACAAAAATGGAACATAAACCAAATCACCTTCTCTAGGCCTTGTAAATGTGTTTTGTGGTACTCTTTGTGAGAATGAACGTTTGGAAAGTATAACATTCACGTTATTTTTAATCTCTAAACCAAACTTGGAGAAAAATTCCTTTTCACCACCGTATTCCAAAGATGACGACAAATACATTTCGACAGGGAAGGCCTGTTTAAACTTCTTGACTGGATCTTCTCCGTATAGAATATCCCTATCATCAGAATTGAAGATTGGAATGTAGTACGCATCAAAACCCATGATCTTGATTGATTCGACAATCAAGTCCTCAACAATTCTTTGTTCGTTGATTGCGTTATAATTATTGAAATAGGAAGAAGTTGCCATGTTAGTTCAGGAAGAATTCCAGTACACCACCGTAGTTGTTTTCCATTTCTTGTTCCAGACGGCGTATCTCTTTATCTGCATCCGCAAAAATTTTATCGCCATTCAAAACAACACCACCAGGTAATTGAATTCCACCAAACTTTTTAAGGTTGGAACCCCATTGTTTACGAATTAATTCTGTTGTATATTCCTTCAACCAACGATCATTGTATACACGTGTATAGTGATCTGGATTTAAAGTGGTATAACATTCTATGATTGCAACTGTTCCAACCGGTACTTGTGATGAATCCCAGGCCCAATCAATAAACAATCGTTGCATGTGTCTTTGGAAACGAACAGGAGTTTCACCTGTAAACATGAGTTCCAAAGAACGTAAGTGTTGTTGTGTTAATGTATAGTTAATGTATGATGCAGAAGTGAAGTCATACAATTCATTCAGACGTAACTGGTACCTTAAATCAAACATGTTGATTGAAGCGGAAGAATCTTGAATTGGGAAAATTCTGGTGACACCAAGAACTTCTGTTGTATTGTTGGATGAATCACGAATACTGGACATGTCCAGATATTTGTTCGTGTTATCTTCTGCGGTTATGTGATGCACATAATAAACCTTTTGCATACCATCAAAGTGATAGTCTTGCCAGTATTGAATTGCATCATCAATACGTTCTTCCACCTGGTCATCATCTACGTTAATGTCTATGACTGGCCACCCAAGACGGCGCAAGCAATAGTCTTTAAAATCTGTTCTTGATGTTATTGTTGACATTTATGGTTACCTATAGTTAACTACAGGTATTTATGTCATCATGTTTTATTCAATTCCCAATGATTTTCGGATACCTGTGGCACTTATTTTTTCGATATCACTGTTGAACTTTTCTTGTTCTATGATATATCCAACATCCCTACCGTAGGTTATATTGGTGATATTTGGAACAACAATGATTTCATATTTTCCCTGAAAGTTTGGATCCAAATCACGAATTATTTGTTCTTTAATCTGTTCAACTGTAAATGGATTTGAACCATTCCATCCTTGGCAATCACGAATCATAATACAGACTTGGCCTGTTTTTTGTATTGCCCGTTCAAACAATGCACGGTGTCCTGGATGCCACGGTTGGTATCGTCCTAGGAGTTGGACCGTTTCTTTTTGCCAATCGAATGTGGGTCTACGTGTGTTTCCCAATATATGAACTGATATAAATTCGGACCATTTTTCAGAATTCTGTTCGGTGATCCTGAAGTCATATACTTTTGGTGGAACAAAAGCTTTGTTGGTATCGTCAAAACGACCTTTGTCAATCGTATCGACCCACACCGTCCAATCTGCCTTGAAGTTGTTACGCATTTCAACTAATGGCGCAACGAAATCACAGATAACATAATCCATGTCCGTCATACTGTCTGCCAACTCACGCATACGGTGACTTTGACGAATACGACCTTCAGTGCTGAAATCCCAATCGTTGTATTTCTTACGAACATCATCAGCATTTAACCAACCAACCTTTTTTTTGGCATCTTGTAAGTGATCCACTATATGTTGTGCCAAATAAGTTTTGCCAGCACCAGGCAGGCCCATAATCAAAATTTTCTTCATATTATTGTTCGTAATGTTTAATTGTATTGTCTTGTTTTAATCCTATGTGTGCACCAAAAACTAGGCGTTGTTCGTATAGTTGAACTGTTTTCTTGAAAGAATCGTGGGTGATATCACCTTGTGCTTCTTCTGGTATTGCAACCGGCCTAGTTAATTCTAATTCTCCATCAACAAAGAATTGAACCATGGCTGTGCCAGTTTCGGCATCCACGGAAATTGTATTTGATGTGATGTTCTTTTTGTTATCTACGTAAACGACTTTCATCTATTCCCTCAAATATCAGTTTATCGAACTTAGAATAGTAATCGTAAAGATCGGGACCTAATGTCTCAACAGGATCTAAACTTTTTTTCGCTATGTCTTTTCTTATTTTGTGTAAGTTTCTGAATCCCCATTCATAATCTTTGGGATCATCTAGTGTATTTATGATGTTGTTGAAACTATGTTCATACTTGGGTATCTCCAAGAATTCATATATTCTATCAACTTGCAGTTTGGGATCATCAATTAGATCGTGGTAATTTACAAGCAAAATGTTTTCTGGATGCAGCAACAATCCTTTTCTTAATGCTTCCCATGGTGCCTTTGACATTACTTCCCAGGCAATTTCAGCAATATTTTTTGTTGTCGGTTCCAACTTGAATTGTTTTAATACGTGTCTGATTGCATTGTCATTGTCTTCCTTATCAAGAGCAATAAAAGAAGTAATGATTTCAGGCACGGATCTGTAGGTGCAGATTAGTTTTGGATTAGGATCAATATACTTTTTAATTTCGGATATATTTCCTGGCCAACTTCTACCATTATCAATTATGTACTTTTTGTCAATGTGTTCAAAATAAATTCGATATGAATTTTTCATGAAACTGTCAACAACAGCCTTTACATCAAAGGTGTATTGTTGACTTAACTTAGCAAGGTGTTGGTCAATACCAATTTGCACATCAACTAATGGGCTCGTTTTGTTTACATGAACATCGGAGTTTTGATTGAGGATGGAACCAAGTAGTGTTGCACCCGAGCGGCACATTCCGCCCAAAAAGAATAATTTTTCCATAACAAATAAAAAATTTTAAATGAATCTTGTTGCTGTGTCTGTTTCTGGATCGTAGAAACCAATAGGTTGTCTAAAATACATCCTTTGCATACCAGTAGTAATAATGTTGTTGATATCTGGTGTCGGCGTTAGATTAGCAAATCTGGAATCTTGAACCAATTCATTGTATAACTGAGTTTTATAATCTGTCACCAAATCGTCAACCGTAACCACGATAATTTGGTCAATAGCATTTTCAGAATTTTGTGCTTGTTCCGCATTGGTGTATATTTTTACAACTCCATTTAATTCCAATCCAGGAATTACCTGAAAGTGTGCTAATTGCAAAAAAGCATTCGCTACGGGTATGTTTTTGATTGTCATTGAACCGGTAAGGGCCATATTATTTTCTCCTATCAGGTCCAGCCTGAATTTCCTTGTCCCATAAATGTTGAACCACCGGACAAAGTATTAAAACTTGTTGGTTTAAAAGCATTTTTATAATAATAGTATCTTGGATAAAAATAAAAAGTGACACCACCAGCAATTTCTGCGCCGCAACCGGCAGATATACTTGTTTGTCTGTGTCTTCCATGTAGATAGGAAGAACCTGTAATGGCGGTTTCTTCTGATACTGTTACTGATGAAGGTGAAGAAGATGAACCAAAATCACCAACATAGTATTTACCCACATGTAAGGTACCACTGGTGTTTATCCTCGCACCAAAAGCATATCCATATGCGTTTGTGTTGAGAAAATTTATCCAGTTACTTATGCCGCCGCCGATAAAACTATAATACCCATATATAGTGTTACCATAACCAACCCCACTTTGGTGTGCCCAGGCTTCTATGGCATAATGATTGAAATAATAATACCATCCAGATAAGGAACAACCACTGGATACTCCCACAAATCTTTCGGCGCCGCCGGTATCACCAATTGCGCCCATCGGCAACGTTGCACCAGGATATCCACTGCCGGCATAAGTGGAATTATACCAAGCAGTGTGTACAGCTCGTGCTGCTGTTACACCTCCGCCCGGATAAGTATTGCTGCTGGTAGAGTTGGTCCACACATCGCCCCTGTAATATGCATTTTGACCAATGGTATAATAATAATAATAGTATCCACCATATGATGTATACATGCTCGCAGTATTATCGATGGAGTATGGATGGTGAAAACCATCGATTCCGTCCCTTGTCCATGCGCCCCTCAAATCATCATAACTAATAGCTCCGCTTGCTGGAGTCCATCCAGTATTTGAATTACTTCCGCGATAATAGGAACCAAGATCATTCGCCGACATTCCTGTGCCGGATTTGATATCGCCTATTGAAATTGGTTTTGATGTTTGTACTGTCATTACACGTTAGTGAATGTTGTGAATTCAGGTTCTTGTTTTAAAGCCGCATACAAGCCTGTGTATGGATTTTCTTGATCTACGTATGGAGCGTGAACGTGTTTTTCAACAAGTGAATTGATTGATCCTGGAACGTTTGCAGCCTCTTTGTTAAAGTATACACGTACAGTTCCTCTCCAACCGTGCATGTGGCCGCCAGCCAGTTCTTCAATTTTCACGTATGCATTTTCTGCAACCACACCTTTATATTCAAATCTTCCTTGAATCGCCATTACTAATCTCCTTTTGAATATGTGTGTTTAAATTTTGTTTTTGATAATATCGTTGCCATTTGTGGTAACCATAGTTCTATTGGGTATTTATAATATTTATATGGCGGCCAACCACAATCATGGTAAAACGTATAGGTTTCCAGTTTTCGAATCGTACTTCTTTTCAGAGTCAAATGATTTGAAACCTTCCCATCCAGGTTCACCAGGTTCAACTCTTTTACCCTGGGAATATGCACCAATGTGATTGACCATATTGGAACCATCTTGGTTTTTCAGTATGGCCATTTTCATATTGAAGTGATTCTTGAAGTATTGCATCACTGGCCACTCAGCCAGATTACAATTCATGACATTTTTGACTGGTTGTTGTGTGACCCAACCTGGATATAAAGATGCCATGGTCCAAAAATAGTCATCACGTTCATTAAAACGGTAATCTTTATATAACAAATCTGTGTCCAGTATGTCTGGTTGTTCCAATTCTTGTGGATACCATTTGTTTCGTTTCAGATTGACCTGTACATATTGTTTGTTTTCTTCCAGAAAATCTATGAGTGTCTGTATCTTGACTGGAGTTTTGAAAATTACATCATCTTCGTGGTGCCAAATGTAATCGAACCCCATATTAGACAGATAATTCCACAATTCGGTCCATGTGGGTGTCAATCCTTTGTTTTGTTCGTGTAGTACCAACTCATTGAAACCATATTTCTGTGCGAGATTGATGAAGTAATCATCCGCACGGTCTTTAGGGTAATCATCAATCAAAATACCATGAACTTCATGGTCACCAAAGTCAATCATTTCTTTGTGTGATTTCAAAGTTGGTATCAAGAATTCTGGTCTGTTCGTTGAAAAGACCACACGACAAATTTTCATAATCAATATTCGGTAGAAATAAAAAACAGTTGGAACAATCTTCCGTTTTCTTTGGAGTTACCAAAGTATTCTTGTGAAATATGCCACAGGTCACCACGATACATGACTAAACGATTGAAAACATTCCCTACAGTATCAACCAATTCCCATTTGGTTTTGTCCTGTGGTTCACCAATGTCGAGTTGTTCATCCTTTGTTCCCGTCATCAGACCTGTGGATTTGCGTCTATACAAACCGGTACCAGAAGATACAGGTGCATTTGGTGTTAAATAACACACAGCAGCCCATGTGTTCCATCCATCAGTATGAATCCAACTTCTG